TGTATTTTTAATAAACAGTCACTCGATATTTTATACATTCAAGTACGTTCTGTACTTAATTGAAGCTTCGAATAGCTTTATTTCCAAATTAAATAAGAGGAAAAATCATGGCAAATGATTTATTAAAAGAAGCAATTGCAGACGCGAAAGCCGTAAGAGAAACTGCACTTGCTAATGCTAAAATTGCATTAGAAGAAGCTTTTACTCCTAGATTACAATCAATGTTATCTGCTAAATTAGCTGAAGAAGAAGGCTTAGAAGATGAGTTCGAAGCTGAACCAGTGGCTCCAGTAGCACCTGAAGAACCAGCAGTGGAAGAAGATTACATGGAAGATGAACCTGTTGAAGGGTTAGCATTTGAAGAAGAAATGCCAGCCGAAGAACCAGCAGGTGAAGATCTAGAATTAGAAGCAATTATCAAAGAATTAGAATCTGAAATGAATGAAGCAGCAGATGAAGAACTTGAAGAAGTTTCCAAATCTACTGGTTTAGGAAATGGTGATGGCCAAAGTCCTGCTAAAGCATCTTCATCTGATCAAGACGATCCTGGTAAAGGAAAATTGAAAGAAGCTGAAGACAAAGATGAAGATCCGGTGGCCAATGAAGGTCGTGGAGATGATGACATAGATGAAGATATTTCTATTGATGAAATCATTAATGCTTTAAGAGAAGAAGAAGGCGGAGATGATGACAAAGAGGAAAAAGTAGAAGAAGCTGAAGATAAAGATGATTCTGCTAAAAAAGACCTCGATGAAGCATACAATGTTATTCGATTCTTAAAAGGTAAAATTAATGAAGTTAATCTTCTTAATGCAAAATTATTATTCTCAAACAAATTGTTTAAAAATCATTCAATGAATGAATCACAGAAAATGAAAGTAATTGAAAACTTTGATAGAGCTTCTACTATACGTGAAGTGAAATTAGTTTATGCTACATTATCTGAAGGATTTTCAATGACTGGTAAGACAAAAAGAACAATTAAAGAAAGTTATGCTTCCAAGCCTAGCCGTTCAACTGCACCTAACAAGAAAGTAATTTCTGAAGGTAATGATTTAACAGCTAGATGGAGAAAATTAGCTAATCTGTAAAAAAGGAAATGAAAATGAACGTAAATTCATTATTACCTCAAAATGGCAATGCCAACCAAAATGCCGCGGCTATTGCACTTGAACGCAAGTGGGAAAAGACCGGTCTATTGGAAGGAATGTCGAATGAGGTTGAAAGAAAAGGCATGGCCGTTCTTTTAGAGAACCAAGCCAAGCAATTGGTATCAGAAGCAAATGCTACTAATGATTCAGCAAATGGCGAAGAATGGGCAGGGGTAGCTCTTCCATTAGTTCGTAGAATTTTTGCTGAAATTGCTGCAAAAGATTTTGTATCTGTACAACCAATGAACTTACCATCAGGTCTGATATTTTATCTAGACTTTAAATATGGTACTAAGCAAGGTGCTTTAGGCGGAACTGAAGGTGGAAATGATTTCTTGACAGGTCAAGGAAGAACTTCTCAAGCAGATTCTGTTTTTGGTATCACTGAAGGTGCTGGCGCTGGAACTGAAGGTCTTTATGGACCAGGTCGTTTCGGTTACACTATCAATGACGTGCAAACCGGCGCTTTAGGTAAAGCAGCTGTTGCAACTGGATCTATCGATCCTGCAACTAACGTGTTTTCTGCAACTGCAACTCACATGGGACAAGCAGCATTTAATGTTCGTTCGAACTTTAATTCTGAATTCTCTGCTTCTCAAGCGGCTAAGAAACACTTTATTGTACAAATTGGTTCAGGTTCATTACCTAACTATGATCAAGAAGGTGTTCGTGCATTTAATATTAGTTTAGGTGCTGGTGCAACTGTACATCCAGAATTCACTCAGCGTACTGAAAATGGTTCACATGTTGAATTTTTAATATCAACTGCAGCTGCACCTGTAGTAGATACCGCGGCTGGAAATGTATCTTATCACAAACAACCTACTGATATTACCAGAGGTGACTTTGAAGATAAAGATCCTGGTCATTATTCTAATGAAGATGATAAAGCTTTAGATATTCCAGAAATCAATCTTGAAATGAGATCTGAAGCCATTGTTGCTAAGACACGTAAGTTGAAAGCAGTTTGGTCTCCAGAATTTGCTCAAGACTTGAATGCTTACCACTCAATTGATGCAGAAGCAGAATTAACTAGCATGTTATCTGAATATGTTTCGCAAGAAATTGATTTGGAAATTTTAGGCATGTTACAAGAAAATGCTCAAACTGTTGAAAGATGGTCTGCTAAAATTGGTTATGAGTATGATGCGGCTACTAACTTGTTTACGCAAGCAAATGCCAGTGCATATGCATATCAGCAAGGAACATGGTTCCAAACTTTAGGTACTAAAGTGCAAAAAGTTTCGAATAAAATTCACCAATTAACTTTAAGAGGTGGAGCTAACTTCCTAGTATGTTCTCCATCTGTTGCAACTATTCTAGAATCAATTCCAGGATATGCTGCTGATACAGATGGCGATAAAATGCAGTTTGCAATGGGTGTTCAAAAAGTTGGAGCTATTAACAATAGATTCCAAGTTTATAAAAATCCATATATGACTGAAAATACCATATTAATGGGTTATAGAGGATCGCAATTCCTAGAAACAGGTGCTGTTTATTCTCCATATATTCCATTAATCATGACTCCATTAGTATACGATCCAGACAACTTCACTCCAATAAAAGGTGTTATGACTCGTTATGCTAAGAAAATTGTTCGTCCTGAATTCTATGGTAAAATACTGATTCATGGTTTAGATACAGTGTAATTTAAACTTTATTTTATATTAAAGGC